TACGCTAGGAACCCCACGAAAGTAGCTCCATAATCAAAGTCAAACGCGAAAGGTGCGTTATTCCACGACACTTCAAAAGCAGCGGCACATAGTGGTGCCAAAAACTCCTTCTGAATTGCCGAATTTTCAAACTTGTCCACCCTATCTGATAGAAGGGTAACATACGCGTAGGACGCAGCAGCTCCCAAGGTTGCCGAAACACCTTGATCCGCACCTTGTGTAATGAAGTACGAAGCACTCAAAGCAGTACCATACGCAGCTGTAGACTTTTTCAGGGTTGTCTTGAGGCGGGAGTACTCGGTGGGGACGACGGGTTTGGCAAACGCGTAAGTGAGAGACATTCTGTACGAAAGTCACTTAAAATCTTTATCCGAGTTAACAATAAGAATGCCGTGTCAACGTTGTAGGAAGAAGTGTGGTGTCCCCATCGATTGTAACTATTGTGAAGGCAGTTTTTGTCCGAGTTGTATCAACTTGACGAAGCATGACTGCCAGGGTGCGGACATCAAGAAGTTGAAGCAACGTAAGGAACTCAAGGAGCAGACAGCCTTCGAACCACCACCGAAGTGCTTAAAGATTTGAACGCTATTTTTGTTAATGAAACGCTAAACAATCCAGTGGTCTATGACTTCGTGGGTTCGAATCCCGCCTCTGGTAATTTGTCATATAGACCAGAGTGTCCGAGCGGTTTAAGGAGCTGGCTTTAAGTGTAACATTCACAAGTTAAAGATTAATATTAATTATAATGTATGGAAAGTATAAAATGTTCAGTATGTGAACAATACAAACATATCGATAATTTTAATAATGACAAAACAGCACCCAATACTAGATATAATAAACATTACTGGTGTAAAGATTGTTTCATGAAAAAACAGAAGACACAATCATATCACCGCCCCGATTCGGAAAGTCGTTTCATAACAAGGTTAGTTGGTACATGTAAATCTCAAGCCAGGATCCGTGGTAAAAGACACTCTGAACGCGGTGAATGTTCTATCGATAGAATGACTATTCTTAGATTGAAAGAACAACAAAATAATAAATGCGCCGTTTCAGGTGTCGAACTAGAATGGAAACATCGTTGCCAAAATAAGGTATCTGTGGATAGAATAGACTGTACCAGAGGATACACTGAAGATAATATTAGATTAGTAACTCAACAAGTGAATTACGCTCTTTCAAATTTCGAACATGAATGGTTTTTCGATATGTGTAAAAATGTAGTAATACACAACCGTCTTCTTAACTCGAATAATTGATTCTGGCACTCATAGCTCAGTGGTAGAGCGCAAGCTTAGTAAGCTTGAGGTCAGGGGTTCGAAACCCCTTGAGTGCATTTAAATATTTCTTTATATTACAATGCTGGTTCTGGTTCTGGTTTTATTTATGTGTATGTGTTGCATTTCTTCTGGAGCGGTGGCTATGATTCAGTATAATACAGAGCCACATGTCAAATCATGGGTGGATATTAATATCTTTGGATCAAAGGGTGTTTGGGAACCTCCTACAGAGGAACAACAAAAAGAGATAGAAGCTCTCCAAGTAATTAACATGCAAGTATGTGATGATAAATATGGAGAGGGTTATGACTATTCAGGGTCGATGAGCATCGGTGGAGATACGGAAGAAGAAGCACGAGAGAATGGAATGAAACGAGTGTGTGCAGCTGCTTCGACAAAAACATATATCGATTTAAATCGAGATGTTTGTAGGGATCGCGCCCATGAGAATATGTTATTTGATTGGCAAGGTCGTGTGGATACTATAGAACCATATGTTGATGCTATGAGAGAAACATGCAAATCGGTTCTTCCCGTGGATAATTACGCTTAAGGGTTACATGTGTATGATACGTAGTATGTCCCTCGGGGTTAAGAAACTGACTTATGATTCTATTATTCCTACTCGTGGTTCCAATGATTCTGTGGGTTATGACCTCTATGGCAATATGTCTTGTGTTATTCGTGCGTCGGAGAGAGGGCTTGTCTCCACGGGGATCACAATTGTTCTCCCACCGGGAGTCTATGGACGAGTTGCGCCTCGATCAGGACTTGCAGTCAAACACGGAATCCAAGTTGGGGCTGGTGTCATTGATCCGGACTATACGGGTGAAGTCAAAGTCGTTCTCTTCAATCATGGGGACAAAGACTTTGAGGTTAAGAAGGGTGATCGCATCGCTCAGCTCGTTCTTGAGAAATGTGAAACGCCACCTATCAAAGAAATCGACATAGTGGAAGATACGGATAGAGGCTCAGGTGGTTTTGGATCTACTGGCAATTAGAAAACCAAAGGTCCTCGTGTGTAGGCATAAAAAGAATACCTTTTTGCATAGTCATGTAGAGCTTGGCTTTGTTAACATCCGGGTATGACAGGAGCATCCATCGTTCCCAATAGTCCGCTCTGAAGAAGTCTTCCCAATCTTCCTTTTCACTTTCATTTATAGCCAACATACCCCGATGAATTTCGTGGTGGTTTGTTTCTATCCGCAACTTCTTAGGAATGATAGCTCCCTTCCTAATAAGATGTGCACGCATGAGACGAGCGTCACCATGGTCGGGGTAATACTGAGTACCCTTCTGACCGAAATCGATAGCTCTTTTACTTGGGAGGATGACACGATATTTATGGGTCACTGAGGGACTGGGCTTAAGAACGACGTGCATTGTAATTGTAACGAAGAAATAGAATGTACGAATACATCGCATCGGGTAATATACCTGTCCGAGTTGGACAAATTGCAAAAGAAAATGACTGTCTGACGAATACAAGCGACCCGAAGCACTGGTGGATGCATGCGAGTGGATATCCAGGTGCTCATGTTGTCGTGTGCTACGATGGTGAACACCTCCCTAAGGATGTGAAGAGAGATGCAGCTGTATTGGCGATACATCACAGTAAAACTCCCGATTCAAAGATGTCTTGGGTAGACTTGGTGCGCGTCGAAAATGTCTCTTCCACGAAACAACATGGACGGGTAACACTCGAGGGTAAAGTTGAACAGTTGACAATCTTCACGAGGAAAGAAAAGGAACGTTTAGAAAGAATCTTAAAAACAAAGCGCTCTATCTAAATAGATGAATCACCAAGACTGGAATCCAGTTATCATCCATGGAAAAGCTGCACCCACGAAGCAGCCCTCTCCTAAGCACTATGAGCGCACCAAGGAGCAGAAGTTGGAGGATGAAGAGCTGGGGACACACAAGAAGGTTCCACTCTCCATGGCAAAGATGATTCAACAGGGGCGTATTGCTAAAGGTTTCAAAACACAAAAAGATTTAGCAATCGCAGTGGGTGTGAATGTGAGTATCATAGGTTCGTATGAGTCGGGTCGAGCCATCCCGGACCCCGCCGTCCTTCAGAAGTTGAGGAGGGTTCTGGGGGTCAAACTAAAGTAAACCCCTATACGTTCCAGCGATGTAATAGACATCCTCGAACCCAAGTTCCTCCAATTTCTCTGCCGCAAATCTGGCTCGTTGCCCAGTGTTGCAGTAGACGAGTAGTCCCTTCTTGGGAAGTTCTGTGGTTGTCTTCTCGTTAATCTTATCAACGGGGATGTGAAGTGCTCTGGGGTAATGCCCGGCACGGTACTCTGTCATCGTACGAACGTCGATGACCTTCTTTATCTTACCCTCATTGATGAGGCGTTTGGCCTCGGAAGAAGACACGAGGTTCTGTCCCATAAAGGTGTATGCGAGAGCTCCAGTAAGGGCGCCAGCTATGATGAGCGGTATCATTTAGTATGTGTGGGGATTTTAACTTTGACGTGATCCATCTCGAAGCAGCATTGGGCATGACCATCATAAGTCCTCTTACATGCTTTACAGTAATAAAGGATAGGTGCGTCCATAATATAAATGGCACTTGGAAAAAAACAAGAAGTCTCTACCCGTTTGAGTCCTGATGAGTTGGCTAAGCGTTCGATGGATGCCCGTATTACCGTGATGGAGCAGGCACTTAAGGCTGAAAAGGTTCGATACGAATCTAATTGTGACTCGGAGAAGTTCAAGAGGTTTCTCGAAGACCGACTCACAATTTGGGTAGGGGAAAAGGATAAAACCTTCTACGGAAAGAAGATGTATGAAAAGACGAAAACTTTGATTGACAATTGGAACTAACATAACTTTCTCTGTGCTTGAATCTTCCTGGCTTCATCCCAACGACCAGACTGTTGAATCAACAGTATCGTGTTTGCTTTCATTCTTGAGAGGGATTTACCCTCTCGTAAATTCTTGAATGCATTTTCAACTGTTTTGTTACTTATACCAGCGCGCCGAACCTTGTATCGACGAGTTTCATTTTCCGCCGCGACTGCGCGTTTTTCTGCTTCGACAATCCTTTCCTGTAGATTGGCGATGACCAGTTTCTGTTTTCTCGCTTTCATATCATCACTCTTGTTCCGGAGTCTATCCTCCAGTTCTGCGATGATCACTCTCTGTTTCCTGATTTTGGCATTTTTCTTCTTGACAACCTTGTCTATTTCCGGTCCAAGATCGATAATAAACTTGGACGCCTTGCGAGACTTTACCATTTTTACTTATTTTTTAGTGGAACATAATTTACTTAGTTACCAAAAGCGACACCGGCCATACCATTCTTGATACGAAGAATGTTATAGTTGACCGCATAGACACGATGAAGTTGGTTACCACCCGTGGGGTTATTGAGTACGAGTTTCGCGTTATCGATACGAGAGAAGTTAAGGGACCCGGTGGGTTGCATCTTGCTCATAGTCAGACAGAAAGGCCACGAGTAGGTGGGAAGATCATCGAGGATGTTATCGGGAAGGTCGGTACAGTGCATCTCGGGAACGACATCATGGTGGTAGATGTTGGAAGTGTTCTCGAAAAGTGCGGTACCGTTGATGTAGAGAGAGGAGGTTGAAAAGTTGTACTCGTCGGCCCAGTCGCTACCCGAAGCTTTACCAGAAACAACGTGGAGAGATTTCACGGGGTGGTTGAAATAGCTGAGATCGATATCAGTGTCCGTGTTGGAAGCGAGCTGATACTGCGTTTGGGTAATGAGAAGTTCGTGTTCACTATCCGTGAAAAACTTGCGCTCTTCCGTATCCAGGTAGACATAGTTACCGTACACCTTGGGAGTATCGGTGGGAATGTACCCATCGCGACACTTGATGCGGATCTCAACATCATGGTACTGGAGCGCCACGAGGGGGAGCACCTTGGTCCAATCTTCACCGAAGAAGAAAGGAATCATGTAATGGTTACCGGAATGATTTCCCTTGCGGCTGTTGGTGGTCACAGCGAAAGAAGCCTTCGCGGTGGTGTCCCGCATGAGCGGGTTGTGTACACCCTGAATGAACAGGGAGTCAAGCTGAGACACTTTCTGACCACCGATCCAGAGACTGAACTCGGTAGGGCTAGAAGCATTTTGGGAGAATAGACCTTTGGTATTGGTTCCGAAGTCGGAGATTTCATCCGCTTCGATCCAGATGTAGCTCATGAGATCACCCTTCGAGCGAATGGGAATGGCAACCTCATTGTTCGCACCAAAGGTACCGATGTAATCCATGCGCTCGGGCTTCATGGCAAAGTTGGTATAGCGCTTG